GTTAGACTAATTGATTTAATCAACTAGAGTTTAACCTGTCTTGCTTGACTGTTTTTGTAAAGCAATAGACGCGTTCTGTTGTTATATAAACGCTAATGATGGAGGCGTTATTTCCTCCTACTGTGCTATCTAAGGTTTCCCCTGAGCAGAGTAGATTTATAAGACATTGCATAGATGTGGTTGTGATGGTCTTTGAGTTGTATGGGTTTGATACGACTGGCTTTAAGAGAAAAGGGACATATCTCCATTGGGAGTATTGTGCCTCTCAGTTAGGTGGTGATGGTTTAAAACTGGCCAAATACAAGTTTGCTGCGTTTTATGCGCAGCATAAATGTACTTTTGACGAGAATATAGAACTACCTCCCTCTATCTTAAAGCATGACAATGCGGGTGTGTTGTTAGGTGGACGTGCTTATAAGTATATGATGATGATGAAGAATAAGAAATCTTTGAAGTTTCACTTTGAATCTTTTTTAACTTCTATGTTATACGCTAAAAAAGGCATGCCTCGACCTGACAAGACATACTTACGTCGTGCTGAAGTAGCTACTTTTCAAAAGCTAACTTCACCAGAAGTAGTGATACCTCCCAAACTTCTCCTTAGTTGGGCTGATACGGATGATATACATGCCAATATAGAATGCGTTCTCTCTCGAGAGAGCGTATCTCACCAGATATCTCGTACTGTTACTGAGTTGCTTGGAAAATCGATTTTTACGATCTCTGATCGTGTTGAGCCTTTTTTTCCAAGTACCTCGGCAAATTATATTAACAGTAGAAATGATGGTGGAGTTATTGGTAGTATTCTTGCGAATCCCGAATTAATGGATGGTTTGAGGACGGTTGACGAACTTATAACAACTAGGTCGGTGGATCACTTCGGTGAGAAATGGAATGTTTTTGATGACAGCAAATTACGATCATCTTTTACGGAATTATATAGTAGAATGTGTAAAAAGACTGTTACTGAAGAAGCAATTGCAGTACCTTTGGCTTTGCCAGAGGCACTGAAAGTGCGTGTAATCAGTAAAGGCCCTCCTCTACACTATACTGTATTAAAACCGCTCCAAAAGAAATTATGGAGTGTACTTAAATCACATCCTGTCTTCACCTTAATAGGTAAGCCAGTGACAGCTGATTATGTACAAGAAAGAATGGGTTCAAAATTAGGTGTCGGTCAGAAATTCCTATCTGTGGATTACAGTGATGCTACGAACGAAATGTACAGTTGGTGCAGCGATGTTGCAGTTGAGTGTATATGTGATCATTGGATGATTCAATGTGAGGAACGTGCTGCCTTTTTTAGGGCAATGACGGGACATACAATTGAGTTGGCTAATGAGCATGGTCGTGGTGTTAAGCGTGAGCTTCAGACTCGTGGTCAGTTAATGGGTAGTGTGGTGTCATTTCCAATATTGTGCATTATTAATGCAGCCATCTGTCGATGGGCAAAAGAACTTTCCGATAATCGTATTTATACGTTAAAGGATTGTCCTCTTGCAATAAATGGTGATGACGCTATACTTCGCATCAATGAACTGGGTCGGACTTTGTGGGCGCGGATTGGAACATTCTGTGGATTATCGCCAAGTGTTGGTAAAGTGTATTATAGTAAAAATTTTTTGAATATTAATAGTACGACTTTTAATTTCTATCCTTATGATAGAACAGATCCTGATAATTTCCCTGGTTATGAAGGTCTAATTATAGTGACTCCCGAGCCTCCCCTTTTGGAGAAGTTTTGGAAGAAAACCTATAGAGTTAGATGCTTTCAGCTTGTGAAATATGTCAATTTGGGTCTGTTACTGGGAATGAAACGTTCCGGTGGTGCATTTACTTTGGAAGATAGCGACGGTCACTTAACTTTAGGTGCCCGTTGTCATCAACTAATAGCAGATGCTCCTGAAATGGTTCATTCTATAGTAATGAAAAAGTTTATTATGAATAACATGAAATCTTTATGTAAATATAATTTACCGTGGTTTGTACCTGAAAAATTTGGTGGGATGGGGTTGCCTGTAGTGGATAGATCCTCTTCTGAGCTGGAAAGACGTGTGGCTAATAAGATATACAGAAACTCTAAAAAGTTTAGTATGCCTTCTAAGCCTGTCGATGCACCTTGGAAAGTTTGGAAATATGTCACTGAGAGGTTTCCCGATTCTAAATTTAATATTTCGACTAATCAACTTTACACACTTAGTAATAAGTATGGACCGGAGATTAAATCGGAGTTTTCAAATTTAGACACCTTACGTGGTCTGGCCTGTGTTGAGCAATTATTCCGTGCTACTTCAATATCTGATTTGTATGATGATAAGTCAAAAACTGACATATCGAACTACTATCGGACTATTAGACGTACATGGTTAAGAGCATTACACGACCAGAGCATTAAGATGCCTGAACCGTTGAATTTTTCACGTATTCCCGCTGACTATAAGACTTCAACAATATCTATTCTTCGCAGAACAAATTTGTTAATATCGTTATAATCACCGAAACACAACGCACGATGATAAGTGATGTTTGTGGCCTGAAGTGAGGTATATGATGGGTTAGATTGATAAGATTCTATAAACGGTGTATTTTTACATTTAATATAGTTAACAATTTATTGGTTTTAAATTACAATATATCTTACAAGAGGGAAGAATGTGAGTGAGTGACCTGGGATCTGAAATGATGCTGGGTTGTAATGATGTTTGATTTGTTTTGCAAGTCTTATTTTCTATTTGCGTGATACATGGTGATGGCCTTTACGGATACGTAGCCACGATTGTATTGTTTTCCAC